CTTTTGTAATGTCACTGACAATACGATTTGTGTTTGCATACAAGAAGTAGTGATTGTAGACACTTTCTTTTTCCTCTGCCCATTCTACTATTGTTTCCATGCTACGCTCCAGTGCATCCTGCACACTTTCACGCTTTAGGTGTTGAAAGAGGAAGTCCTGATATATTTGATCTTTACACCAGTGATCCAGCTTCTTGTTTTCTTTAATTACATGATCTATAAAGCCACGTATGTTAATTGCACGTATGTTCTGACAGTGCCTGCCAAACTTAACAAACGCATTGTAGTATGGTGACTCCGCAAAGTCTGAGTATGTTTTAAGTTTAGCACTACCTTGTGTCAGTTCATAGAATCGCAAATAAGCCTGCATACCAAACTGTACGCCCGGCTCCTTTTCCTGTTGTGCTCTACGCTTGGGTTCACACAGATGTGCTGCTAGTGTGCTTTCCTTACGATAACTTTTACCGCAGTACTTGCACACATAATCTTTAGGTTCCATACTATGATTAATTATAGCATCTGCAATGATATCACGCAAGTCTGTCATTCGCCGCTAGCCGCAGCAAGTTCTTTGAGTTCTTTGGCTGTGGTCATGCTTGCTAGTAAGTCTAGTTCATCTTCTTTGTAATTTGGATATAGCACTGCGAGCTGTTTGCGGATATCTGAGTTGTTAGACTTTTTCTTCTTATTGCCAATCCACTGATGAAACTGATTGCCCATACCCGGACTCACTGTACATAGCAACTGCCATACCAGTTTAGGATGCTTGTTGAGTGCAAAGTAGTTTATGTTCACACGCTGATTAGTAGCCATAAGATAGTAGGCGTGTAGCTCTGCACTGCCTTTAACGATACTCATATATCTATTGAGAAGGAATGGTGCAATCTTCTTTTGTTGCTCTGGTGTACACTTATCCCAGAACTTACGATCCTTGCGATCTAACGCACCAAGTACTTTGTTAAGAGGTAAATCGCTCAAACTTCATTCCTCGAGTAGTAATATGTTCTGCTAGTGCCATATAAAACATATGACTGTCGCTTATGTCTCCAAAGTGTATCCACATAATGCGTTTACCTTGTGCACTACGCTGTATCTTTCTGCTTGCAGGAATATCTCGCTCACGAAAGTAATCATCTACTTTACGTTGGACGATTGCAATATGATTTCTATGACTATGACTCTGTGGGTCTACTATATAATAGTACACTCTATAGTCCTCACGTACAATAATCTTTGTACTAGGAGATGCATACTCATCATAGTTCATTACCAAGCCTTTGTAATGTCTACAATCTCATTCTGTCTGTTGATCTCTTTAGCACAATAGATGCACATTGGCTTTTCTCCTGTTTGAATTGGAATAGCGAGAATCTGTCCTTGCTTTAGTTTTGGGAAGAACCATTTTACGTCTATGTATAGATCAACGATGTTTACAGGAAGGTAGTCTGCTTTATAACTACTAAGTGGATTAAAACTAAAAGCATTAAAACCTCTGTCGTTAAGGCTACTAAGATTGATCATTTCTAAATCGCCAATTTCTTTTTCACCAATAAGTATCTTCCAATCAACTGGCAGTTTGATTTGATGCCCTGCTACATCTAGTACTAGAGCAGGACTGTTAAAACTCTCTAGAAAGATAAGAGGGATAAAAAAGTAATCAGGGTTGTTAGAGTCGCTGTTATCTAGTATAGCAAATCTTAAATCGTCTACTTCATCGGGCAGTTCATTCATTTCAAATGCTGCGTCTTCTAGTGTTAGTATTCTCATTGCCAATCTACTTTCTGAATGTTGAACGGGTATTTCGCTTCCTTGTAGAACGCCTTGCGTTTCGTAAGGTGCCTCTTGGCAAACCTACAGGTTGACGTAACATCCCATATCTGGACAAAGTCTTTGTCTTCTGCTCGTCTAATTCCTCGTCCAATGCTTTGGATGACTCTGACAAAACTTTTTCCCGGCTCAATAAGTACCAAGTTGAATATACGAGGGATATTAATACCCACAGCGGCAACACCATAAGTCGCAATAATAACCTTATCAGTCGCATCAGCCACCTCATCATAATGGTTTTTACGCTCCTGTGCCTTTGTTCCACCGCTAACAAATACGGAAGACGAAATCCTTCTTTCAAGTTCTTTTCCTGCATTAATTCTGTCCACCAGTACAAGAGTGTTACCTGATAGTTTGATTTGTTCTATAACACCTGCTATATAATCCAATCTATCAGTCTGCTCTAGCAAGTATTTAAGCTCGCTTTGATAGTTTGTATATTCCTTAGTGTCTATTAATTGTAACACATTCACTTCACAATTAGCAAGAACACCTCGCTCTTGCAAATCACTTGCACTGATCTGATTAATAACAGGGCCTAAGCTACACACCAAACTGATCTTTTCAAAGTCTTCTTTGGGCACTGTGCCTGTTAGTCCCCAACGTATTGGTATGTGACTCATTACACCTGTTAGCAGCGTCTTTAGTGCGTCTGCTTTAGCCATGTGTACTTCGTCTACCATAATACACACAACGCCCTCGAGGAACTCCTGTATGGTGATAGGTGCCACTTGGTTTTTAGTATTCTTAAGCAGTATGTTTAGACTCTGCCACGTACAAATGGTATGTGCGTGTCCAAACTCCTTGCGGTCACCATAGAACACACCAACGTCAAGTCCCATGTTAACATAGTCTGCTTCTGTTTGTGTAACCAAACTCTTGTTAGGTACAATAACAATAGTGCGCCCATGCTCCTCGCATCTATGACTTAGTACGGCTGTTATAAGTGTTTTACCGGCACCAGTTGCTACTTCCTGTAGGCTCTGCGGGTTCTTAAGGAAGTTGTTGATAACCTCTACCTGATAGTCACGTAGCACAATAGGTTGGCCCGCTGCCGGATGCTTGTCAGGCCAAGTCCATTCGCTGTAACTGTCTTCTGTTACAGGCTCTAGTGGATAGTCCATCTCGTAGTCACGTGTATCGTTTAGTGTAACATCGTAACCGTCGCTGGCTAGTATGGGTAGGATCTCAGGCAGTAGATTGATGTATGTACTACCCCCCATTTGGAAGAACGCAACCTTGCCATCCCAACGTCCTAGTCGTACCGCTGGCATGTAACGTGCACCAGGGATTTCAAACTTAAACTTATTGCTCAACTTGCGTCGAGTATCAAGTTCCAACCCTTCGATCTTTACGTTGACTTCATCCTTAACGTGTAGTATGCAAGGCTTCAATAATCTTCTCCGCTATTCGTTGGTGTCCTTCTTCTAAGGGATGTCCCCCAGGACCGTTTGGTGTACCGTGTGTCCATTCAACAAACCCCTCTAAAGGCCATCCTATAAACTTATCAGTGTTGATCATATTAGTGTAACCAGTATCACTATAAATTTTATTGCGATGCTGATTATCAAATGCTGATACAAATCTGTAGTCTATATTATAGCATGTTAAAAAGCTCTGTAAAAGAATAACTTGCCGTAACCATTTACGGTATTCGTACTCCTCGTTATTGTAAGCTGTAATGTATTTAATCAGTTGTTTGCGATATCCTAGTTTGGGATCTGCATCAAACACCCTACTACTACAGCCTGGCCATGTGTCATATACACCCCATTCGTCTGCAAATTCTACACGCCCGGCGCTTGTCCAAGCAACAATAACTAAATCCGGCTTTATTTCACTAACAGCCTTCATAGTTTTTTTAATCATATATTCGTTACCAACGCCAGGACAGCCGTCGTTTATTAGCTGATAATCTAAACCATCTGCTACTAGCTTTGACCAGCATGAAGCTGCAGGATCCTGTAACTCCTGCCCGTATGTAAAACTATCACCAACTGTATATAAATGCATAAGAATATTATAACAAAAATGCAACAGGGTGTCTACATCTCTGTAAACACCCTGCGCTAAGATTTAGTATCTGGAGGAGGAGAGGAGCAAGTGATACTAAATCTATTCTGTTACTCAATTATTATACTATCTACACACGTCGCATGCAAGTACTTTCTGCAAGCATGCGCCACTTTTCTGAAATCTTCTTAAGATCCGCAATCTTCAGTGCCATACGCAGGCTCATTTCACGTAGCTTGTTACGGTTCTCGTACATGAAGTCCAGGATCTCCTGCTCTTCTTCAGGTTCAAAACCGTATTCATTGCCCCAAAGCGTACCAGTACGTGCAATCTGCTTGATACGCAGGAACTTGTCACGCATTGTGTCCAAGGTCAAGTCCAAGTAGTGGCAACGTGACTGTAGTGCTTCCAAGTGGTCCTGCAGACGCTTGCTCTTAATATTTTCAAACTTGATGTTCGTAATAAAGCAAGCAGTGCCTTTGAACTCAAAATTGTTTGGGATACCTTCGTTACGCAACTTAGCACTATCTGCGTTCCAGAAGATCTTGCGATTCTTACCACTATCAAGTGCAGCCTTGAGAATGTTCAGTGCAAGGTCATCCATAAGCACACTATCGCAGTCGTCAAACACAACTACGCTACCTTTTTCGCTGTACTCATAGAGCTTGGCATACAGGCCCAGTGCAGTCATTGCACCCTTAACAACTTCAAACTTACGACGCTTGCTAGCAACATCTTCAAAGATGCTCTGCTCTTCTAGCGTCTGTGTAACACCGTAGGATTTGCCAACACCCGGAGGGCCTGACACAATCATTGCACGAATGTCACCGCTCTTAAGAGCACCAGTCATTTCATTGAGGATCTCAAAACGCTCCTCAATCTCGTTCATACGCTGTTCATCTTCTTCAGCAGTATATTCACGTTCGCCTTTCTTACGAGCGACTTCAGCAGTAGCAACCTTTGCACCCTGCTGCGCCTCAAACGCATCGGCTTCTACGAACACTGCATCGTCCTTGCTAGCAACGTTGATGCGGATGGTATCACGCCCAGCAATAACCTTGCTAGCGTCTACCGTAATGTAGGTACCCTTAGCACCATCTGTAAAATCCTTAACAACCGGAAACACTGTGTTTTGTACAGGATTGTTGCGGTACGTACCTTCTTTGATCAAAATGTAAGACATTGTGTCTTGCTCCTCATTTCCAACTTATAATATATAATAGCATCTTATGCGA